TACTTGTGGTTGAGGCTGTGGTTGACGATGCGGTACTTGTCCGCAAGCAAAGCGACCTCGACCCGCCCGAGTGGGGGCCTGCCCTGTGCCGAGGCACCTGGCACATGGACGATGAAGCGCTGATCCCTGCGACCGACGCGGAATTCATGGAGATCCTCTCCGACAACATCACCGACTGGGCACCTGTAGACCTTTCTGACCTCTATGACGATGAGTGACCCAGTGAATCATCCCCCGCATTACACAGCGGGGCGCCAGTTTGAGGTGATCGAGGTGCTGGAGGACGCTGTGCGTCGGGCGCCCGATCCAGTGCTTGGGGCGCTCCAGTGGCAGGTGCTCAAATACCTAGAGCGCATGTGGGACAAGGACAACCCGCAGCAAGACGCACAGAAAGCCATGTGGTACCTGATGCGGCTCATTGACAAACTTGAGGGCTGACGTGCTACCCTAGTAGGGTAACCGCCTTACTTGGCATGAGAATCAATTTTGGGGTCGAGCACCTTGAGCTGCTGGAGGATGCCGATCTGGTGGCGTTCGACTGTGAGACGACGGGGCTGCAGCCTGTCAACGGCGGGATGCGGCTCCTGCAGTTCTGCGCCGAGGGCGAATTCCCCGTGGTGATTGACTGCTGGGAGCTGGATAACGAAGGCTGGCTGGAGCTGGATCGGTTCTTCGCACGAAAGCGCCGCTGGTTGGCCCATAACGCTGTATTTGATTTGGGCTGGCTCCAGGAGCATGAGCTGTATCCCGAGGGGGAGGTGTTCTGCTCAATGCTGGCAAGTCGTCTGCTGACGAACGGGCTGCCCAATCTGCGCCACGGCCTGCAGTTTGTGGTGAAGCGCTACCTCAACGTGGAGATGTCCAAGGAGGAGCAGAAGAGCGACTGGAGCGGCGACCTTCGCAAGGAGCAAATGGAGTATGCGGCGAACGACGTCAAACTGCTGCTGGATCTGTGGGAGCCGTTGCGGGAGCGACTGAAGACCGGGCAGCTACGCCACGCTTGGGGGCTGGAATGCGAGGCGCTGCCCGCGATGGCGCAGCTCTGGCGCACCGGACTGCCGTTTAACAAGGAGATGCTGGAGCAGTTGCGCGACGACCTTGAGGCCGACAACCAGCGCATGGGCGCGGAGTTTGTGGTGGCGCTCGACGCGGCGCTGCCTACGACGCACAAGCTGCCGCGGGATCCTGATGGCGAACTGAACCTCCGCCCGAAGGCCACTGGTACGGTGAGGGGCGGCGACAAGCGGCCAGCGGGATTCAACATCAACTCGCCGCACCAGCTCAAAGAGGTGTTTACGGCGTTATTGGGGCAGACTCCGGTGGACGCGGACGGCAAGCCGTCGTGCAGTCGGGCGGCGCTGCGGGAGTATGCGGCTGACCACGATATTGTGGTGCAGTACCTGCGGTGGAAGCGCGTTGAGAAGCGCCGCCAGATGGTTGAGTCGCTGCTCAAGCACCAGGATGCGGACGGGTTTATCCGCGCCAGCTATTTGCAGCTAGGGGCGGACACGGGCCGCATGTCGTGCATGTCGCCCAACCTCCAGCAGTGCCCGCGTGACCCAGAATTTCGAGACTGCGTTCGCTCGCCCGATGGCTGGAGCCTAGTCGTGGCGGACTATGCCCAAATGGAACTGCGGTTGGCGGCTGCTGAGGCGAATGACGCGCTGATGAAGCAGGCGTTCCAGCAGGGAGAAGACCTCCATACCGTGACCGCTCGGGCGATTTACGGGGATGCGTTCGATTTGGCCGAGGACGGCGCTCGGAAGCAGATGCGCCAGATCAGCAAGAGCGCCAACTTCGGCCTGTTGTATGGCTCGGGCGCCAAGGGGCTGCGCTCCTATGCAGGTGCCATGGGGATCCAGATGTCGCTGGATGAGGCGGCGGAGATTCGGGACAAGTTCCACGCGGCGTACACCGGCGTGAACGAGTGGCAGAAGGCTGCGGCGGCTAAGGCGCAGAACTCTGGGAAGGATGCTGCGATGCGGATGCGGGTGTCAAACATGCGGCGCTTCCTGCCTGGCGAGCAGAACAAGCTCACCACCCGCTGCAACACGGTGATCCAGGGCGCCGGCGCTGCGGTGCTGAAGCTGACCCTCGGGCGGCTATGGCCGAAGGTTCACGCTGCTGGCGAAAAGGAAGTGCGTATTGCTGGAGCGATCCACGACGAACTGATCCTGCTGGTGCGCGATGACCGAGTGGAGCACTGGGTTGCAACGCTGCAGGAGGTGATGGAGAAGGCGGAGGCTCTGTGGCTGGGCGACATTCCGGCTTCGGCGGACGCGCACCACGGCAAGACGTGGATGGAGGCTAAGGGGTGATGTCCGGCTGCAGTTGCTGGAGCACCTGCCAGACGTTGGTGTAGGTCTCTCCAGTGCGTATGTGGTGGATGGCGCTGCGGGTGATGCCGTAGCGCTTTGCCAGTACGGCGCTGGATTCGGGGCTGAGCATGATGAGGGCGGCCTGGCGGTCGGTCAGGCTGCGCTGCTCGTAGCAGGCCCGGCCTTTGACCCTGGGGCGATCCAGTGGTGGAAAGGCGGCGGTTTCAGTGCTGGAAAAGCGGTGGTCGCAGGCGGAGCAGCGGTGGCGGCGCCAGCGGTTGCCGTTGGCGCGGCGGCACGTTTGGATTGTTACGACTTCTGGCGAGCCGCAGGCGGGGCAAAACCTCATGCGGCTAGACTAACAGGGAACAAGGAAAGCCATGCTTGACGTTTACACCGCAACGCTGAGGAATCGCCACGGCAAATTGGAGACGGTTGCCCTAGTAGGGAACCAGCGGGCTGACATTCTCTATGCTGTGACGGAGCTGTTCCCGGATTGCGATGTCGTCCGAGTCAGAAAAGACGACCAGTGGGACGCCCATGACGGGCAGACAGCAGATTATGGTGCGCTTGGGTAAAGCCGTGGCCCGTTCCACCACAGGCGATTTGCAGCGGGCTTGTGATTTTCTGGAGTGGGCGGTGCTGATACGGAAGGGGTGTTCGCGCCAGCGGATGGCGGCGCGGAATCGGCGTCTTGGATGACACTGTAGAATTGCGGTAAATCCATCTACTCTGTTATGCCAGTACGCCAAGGCGGCAAATACTACGCGCAGGTGCTGCTGGATCTGAACCGGTACAAGCTGCTTGAGGAGCTGGCCCAGGCCGAGGGCAAAAAGGTCACGGCGCTGATTCGGGAGTTCACTTACCAGGCACTGGAGCAGCAGGTGCCGGCGTCGGATTACAAGGCTGCGGAAGCGGCGGATACGGCGCTGTGGGCTGAGTCGGTGCGGCGCAGGGTGCAGGGGCGCCAGAAAAACCGCAAGCCGCCTACGGCCCAGCAGAGGCTGGCCAAAGCCAAGGCTGTGTTGGAGAAGTACAAGTACCTTTTGTGAAGTTGTGCGACTGCGGCCGCGGTCGCCTGCTGTTCTCTATTAGTCTAAGCCCGTTGTTTGAGGTGGGGCGGTGACGCGCTACTCGATTCGAGTTGGGGACCAGTGGGTCGCTGCTGTCTATGACGTGACAGGGCCCGGCATCAAGCTGACGAACCAGCAGGAAGATGCTTGCTCGTGGGTGACGCATGAGGCTGCTGCTGGGGCGGCCCGTGTGGTTTCAGGCTTTTTTAAGGAGACGGCGTGGATTCACGTCGCCCAAGAGGAGGACTATCCGGCAAGCTGGAAGGTTCAACGCGCCGAGGCGGTGGGATGAGGGAATGCGATCCAGTTGAGCAGCAGGCTCGGCAAGACTTTCTCGATGAGCTGTATCGCGCCGCCGGGCGGGACCGGCCTGAGCATCCCGACTACAGCCTGTACACCGGACTTTTTCAGCAGTGGACCCAGCAGCAGAGCGAGGCAGTGAAGTGACCGACGAGCAATTGAAGGCTGCGTTTTTGGATTGGTGGAAGGAGAGCTTCCCGATGGCGCCGCCCAATTCAAGGACTGTGGAAACGCATGTCGCTTTTGCGTCGCATGTGCTCTCGCTGGCTGAGCTGTTCCGGGAGTACGAGGACAAATGATCCTTTCTGACACTGAAATCGTGGCGTATTGCCGCGCCGGAATGGTGGACCCGTTCGACCCACGGCTGGTGGGGCCGGCTTCACTTGACGTCAGGCTTGGTTCGCAGCTCATGGTGGAGACGCCGCACGAGCTGGAGCTGCAGCGCTTCAGCATTGCGGATCGGTGCAAGGAGCATCCCTACCTGCTCAAGCCGGGCGAGTTCGTGCTGGCCGAGACGGTGGAGGTGTTCCACCTGCCGGAGGATCTGGCGGCGCAGTTCATCTTGAAGAGCAGCCGGGGTCGCTCCGGGATTTCACACAGCCTCTGCGGGTTTTGCGATCCGGGGTGGAATCACAGTCGGTTGACGATGGAGCTGCACTCGCTGCGGAAGTTTCACCCGATCCCGCTGTGGCCTGGTATGAAGATCGGACAGATGGTGTTCAGCCGGATGTCCAAGGTGCCGGACCGGAGCTACGCGGTTGTTGGGCACTACAACGGTGACTTGACGGTGATGCCTTGCAAGGTGGCGGCATGAGCGATCTAGTGGAAGTGGCGATGGCCGCTTTCTGGGATTACCGCTTGGCGGGGCGGGGGATGCACGATCGGCATCGGATGGAGGCTGCGCTCCAGGCGGTGGCGGTTTTGATGCCCTACCCTGTCAGCTCGCAATTTTTGAACCAACTACACACAGCGAATCGTGCATTACCCGAAGGCGAACTCGGTCGAGGCATATCTCAATGCGATCGGGCGGACGCCGCTGCTGAGCAGCGACCAGGAGATCGACCTGGGGCGGAAGATCCAGCGGATGGTGGCGCTGAAGGAGGAGCAGCGGGAGCTGACGCCTAGGGAGCGGCGCGAGGTTCGCATCGGTGAGCGAGCAGTGGAGCACTTCGTCAAGGCGAATTTGCGGCTGGTCGTCAATGTGGCCAAGCGGTACTACCGCGTGGTGACCCACATGGAGCTGATGGATCTGGTGCAGGAGGGCAACATTGGCCTGATGCACGGGGTTCTGAAGTTCGACCCAACGCGGGGGTATAAGTTCAGCACCTATGCGTACTGGTGGATTCGGCAGGCGATGTCTCGGGCGATCTCAACCAAGGAGCGCGTGGTGCGGCTGCCGGGGAAGATTGCGGAGATGGCCGCCAACTGGAGCAACGCGATCCAGGTGCTGGGGCAGAAGTACGGCAGGATGCCGACCACCGAGGAGATGGCTAAGCACTTCGAGGTGACGGTTGAGGACGTGCGGCTGTACATCAACCGAGGGCAGCAGGTCTACTCGCTCGACAAGGTGGCGCTAGAGGGCGAGGGTAGCTCGCTTGGGGATCTGGTGTGTGACCCGTTGGATCCGGCTGGGACGGAGTCAATGCGGCAGGCGGAGCAGCTGGAGATGCAGTCGATGTTGGATGGGGCGTTCCAGCACTTGACGGAGAAGGAGGCGGAGCTGGTGAAGCGCTACTGGGGGCTTGGGACCGACGTGTCGGAGACGTACACCGAACTGGGGCGGGAGATGGGGGTTAGCCGGGAGCGGGTGCGGCAGATTGTGGACGTGGCGCATCGGAAGATGCGGCGGTACATGGCTGTGTCGAACTCATTTACGACCCAGCAGGCGAGCCAGGCGCTGGCGGAGTGTGGGGCACCGGGGCGGGGGTTCCATTAGTAGGGCGATCAGCTCCAGTTCGCCAATGTGCTGGGTCGCCTGCCTTATGATGGTCTGCTGCAGCATGTTCTGCTGGGCGAGCGAGCAGGCCAAGTCAATGACGCGGTCTACGTTGTCTCTGCCTTCGTTTCGGAGGATGTCGCAGGTGTGCCGGTACTGGGCCTGAGCAGCGAGGCTGGGTTTGGGAATGAGCCACTCAGCCAGTGCCATACGGACCTCGTAAACCTTTCATTCTGCGAGTCTAGTGATGGCTGAGCCAACTTTGGAATTTATTTCCAATGAGCATGGACGGTGGTGGGAAGTCACCTATGCAGGCATGACCCGGCGGCATGAGCAGGATTGGCAGGCATTCATCTTTTACGAGATGGCTCGCGCTGCTTACGCAATAGCACAGCTGCAGCAGAACGAGAAAGTTCAGTAATTCCACCGAAGTTTAGGGCGGCCCACTCGGATCCCCTGATGCACGAAGCCTTTCGGGGCGCCGTATCCGAGCGAGTAGGGCCAGTTGTCGTCGCACCAGTCCTGCAGGGTGTAGACCGAGACACCCTCAATGAACCAGTCAATCGCGCCACAGCCCGGCTTGTAGAGGTGTTCCGAATTGGAGGCTCCTCCGACGGCGGCGTTGACGGCGGGAGGTCTGTGGCCGCTGGTGATGGTGACCGGTTTGCCGCCGAAGTGGGTTCTGGCCTTCTCAATGAACTGGCAAAGCTCTATGCAAATATTGCATTGCGCCTGCGAGGTGAACCTGCGGCGCTCTTCGCCAACGCAGATTTCGCCATAGGTGATATGAGGCGTGATTTTGTAGGTGAAAGGGGAGCTAGGCGTGAAGCTGGCGGCTGGGGCGCCGCCCATGAACAGGGCGACTTCGGCGGCGCGGCGGCGCACCAGGCCTGGCAATGGGGCGCCGTTGGCTTTGTCCCAGCGGGGCAGTTCCTCGGGGATCACGACTCGGGCAGATTCACCGGCGGCGAGGCGCTTGCGGAGTGTGGAGTCTTCGACCGCTCCAAGGCCTACGTTGAAGGCCCAAGAGATAAGGGCGGCCTGCTGGTTGGCGCCGTACTTCTGGGCGGCAGGGATCAGCTCGAAGACGTTGGGGGCGACGCGATCGAGCAGGTCGTTGCGGAGTAGGGCCTCGGCTTCGCTGGCGGTGATGGTGTCGCCCATGCGGACCGGACCTTTGCCGGGATAACGGGTTGCGCCGTACCCAATAGTGGGTATGCCCGCGGGGCACTTGTAGGCTTCGAGGCGCAGGCCTTCCCAATCCTTGACAAGTTTGGTGGCTGGGGCGAGCCAGGCGGGGTCGGGTTGCTTGCCGGATTGGCTCCAGGTTTTGAACCAGGCGTTGTCGCGGGTGAGCAGGCTGGCGGGCATGGCTGCTTCGAGTTCCGCGAGGGCTGCCATCTGGTGCGGCAGCCCTTTGTAGTAGCGGAACAGATCGAGCAGGCGGATGGGTTGCTTGGTGCTCACTTCTTAAGGGTTCGGATGGCGCCGGCAATTGGACTGTAGAGCCCGATTACCGCTTCGATTTGAGATTGATCTGGAATTTTGTGGGTGGTGGCGGCAATAGCGCCGGCCACTTCGTTGCGGACTTGCTGGGGCGTTCCAGTCATGAGGAGGCCGGGCAGCTCAACGTCAAGGCGCTTGTAGATGAGGGGGAGGCCTTTGCGGACGGCGTGATCGAGGGCGAGGCGCATCAGGATGCGGCCGAGTTCAACAAGGAGAGTTTTCATGAGCCTGGTGCGGTTTTGACGAGGAGGGCGAGGAGCGCCGCCGGTGCGGTGGTGATGGCGCCTTCGAGGCGGCCGCGGGAGCTGTCGCACTGGCCGGGTTTGCGGGTTTCGCAGATGGCGAGGTCAGTGCAGAACACGGCGATGC